CTGGGTCGCAACCTGCAGGGTCGTGCTGGTTTCCGTGGTGTCCTGTGCGCTCAGGGTAGCGCCGGTGCGAACCGTGTACTGGTTCGGGGTGCGGATCTTCAGCGTGTCGCCGATCTTCGCGCCACCTCTGGCGAACGAATCGTCGTACTCGCGGTTGATTGAGCCGATGAAGGTGAGCTTCTGGTGCAGGATGGCCAGCGCTTTGCGCGTGACCGCGGTGGGGGTGAGGATGGTGTTTGCCATGATTCGCTTTCAGTTCAGGAGTGGTTGCGAAGTTTTGCGACCCGCGCCCGTTCCTTTGCCATCCAGGTTTCCATGTCGTCAGAGTCACTCGGCAGTGCCGAAGCGGCTGAACGTCCACGGTTACCAACAGGTTGCATCGGTTCCGGTGCGGAGGAAATACGGGCTTTCGGCTTTGCCTTGATCTCGTTTTGGATCTCGACAAGCCTGAGCACGGCTTTTACCGGCGACATCCGCGCCAGCTTCAACGCCTCGCCTTTGTGTTTCCCCAGGTGGTAGGCCAGTTCTGGGCCGATATCTGAGTCCATCACAAATTCGAGGATCGGCCCATTCAGGGGCAAATCAGGATCACGAACAACAGCGTCGAAATCCGGGTAACGCTCGGAGATTTCGTCTGCCTTTTCCCAGAATGCGGCGGTGGACTGCTCCAACGCTTCCCGCTCTCTGCGTTCGGCCAGCTTCTTCTCTGCGAGTTCTTCGGCTTTCCTGGCGATGACGTGATCCAGCGATGCACGCTGGTGCTCTTCGTCGGTGGCGTATTCGTCCCGGCTCGGTGGCGGTGTTTGCTGTGTTTGCCTGACCTTAGCCAGTTCCTCGGCAATCCTGCGTTCCGAACGACGGGCTTCCTTTGCCAGCCGCTTTTGGATGAGTGCGTCAACTTCCGCTTGGGAAAATGTGCGCTCTTCCTTTGCCTGCCCTTCTTCGGTTTCCTGAATGTCGGCGGCAGTGGCCGATTCAGTTGTCTGCCCGATGGGATTTTCGACTGTTTCGGTGCCAGTCGGCGCTAGTGCGTCTACATCCATTTTATATCACATCCAAACGAACCCTGAAGCCGTCAGGTACGGGGCCGTTTGGCCGTTAACTTTGGGGCATGTCGTCTTGCACTTGAGGCTCTGCAGGAACCATCTCCGGAATCTCCTGTTGTACCGGATCAGACTCAATGAATTGCTCTTGAACCGGTGGCTCTTCGACATACTCCGGCGCGATGTCTTGAGGCGTCATCGCCTGTTGCAGTGTCTGCATGACCAGCATTTGCACCTGTTCAGGCGACATTGCGACAGATGTCAGCTTCAGGCGGTCAGTCTCTGCCTGATATTCCTTGATGCTGATCTCCGCGGCCTTTGCAACCATTTCCAGACGCTTCGCCTCTGCTTCAGCCTGCATTTGCCGCATCTTCTCGTTTGCTGCCGTCATCAGCTGCTGCATTTCGTCAAGCTGCTGGCCAAGCTGCTCGATTGTGGCCTGGGCTTGAGGCGGGATCTTCTGCCCCTCCTCATCGTCAAGCATCTTTTGCACCGGAGGTATCAGCGTCAATTTAAGCCGCTCCGACATCTCGTGCGCGCCTGGCCAATCCATGTTCTGCACCAGCAGGTCACCGATGACACCCCACAGCGTCGGGTTTGCCTGCGTCATCTCGGTCATGGCTTGCGCAGCTTCAACGCGGCGGGTCGTGAAGCTGGGGCCTGACGTGGTCACAACATCGTACACGCCGATGTGCGGGTTGAATATCTTGGTGATCTCGCCCTGTTCGTCCTGCATTTCCTGCAGAGCTTCCGGAGATTCCGGGTCCAGCTTCGCGAACTTCTCGGACTCGTCTTCACCGAGGATTCGGGCGACCCGCTCGGTGTCGTACACAGTCGGTAGCATGTCCAGGATGATCCGACCGAGGTGCCTCACCATCCGCCCCAGGTTGTCCACGTAGTGGTAAGTCGCCGTGTCTCCCTCACGCTGGCGCGCGAGAATGGCGCGACCGCTGGTTTCGTTGGACTTCTGGCCTAGGCTGGCGTCGTATTGGCCTGTTGTGCTCTTGATGTCGTCAGCAGCCATCAACATCAGCTGCTGCAGGCCCGGCTCAATTGTGGCGGGGGCGACGCGCGACGGGGGCGGGATCGGGTTTCCGTCGTCGTCTACGTGGTTCCAGGTCAACGAGTCATGGGCGATGGTGTTTGCCGTGTCCCATTGATCCTCGAACCCCTGTTTCGCGCCATAGGCGACGAGCCACGGCGTTTTGGGCGCCAGCATCACCCGTTCAGTGATCGCGCTCTGGCTGAGGTTGTACTGCCTCTGCGCGTCCTTCGCGTTGCGCACCAGACCGGACAGCACCATTTTCCCGTCAACGATCCGGTCATTCCCGAGGACGCGCGCAATGGGCAGATACTTCCAGTTGTATTCGACCTTGCTGAGCACCTGGTTGCCGGTGATCTTGCGCCAGCAAACATACGGGCGCATTGTGTCGCGCTGCTTCAGTGGCTGTTCACCGGCGATGACGCCAGGCGGGAGTTTTTCCCCTGCGAACGATGTCTCACCGTTCGCCCACAACAGCAATTTGGCCTTCTTGTGCTCCAGCGACAAATATTCAGCGACGCGCACCTGCTTATCTGCCGTGAACCAATCTCCGTATGAGTTAAAGTCCCAATCGACGGCATCGGCGTCCGGATATTGGTGTTTGAATTCCTCTTCGCTCAGTGTTTCCTCGATAAAGCACCACCTCGCATCGGCTCCGGCCGGGTCTTCGGCGCTTGGATCCATGTACACCTTGTTGATGTCGCGGACGGGAGCGATGAAGATGTCTTGATCGAACGACACGTCCGACACGTACTGAGTCAGGATGCGGACGTAGCCCTCACCCTGGATCACCTCATTCCGCGCCGCGTAGTCGTAGGCGATATCGGCGTCACTGATCGCCTCGATATGGCGCGCAATGCCGGTCAGCATCTCCGCGACTTCTGCGCTCGCCTTGCCACCAGCTGCACGGAATCGGATTGCCGGGCGGTTCTGGCGGATGTCGTTCAGCACTTGGTTGACGTGCTGCGGCAGTTTGTTGATCGTCAGGCATGGCCGGCCTGAGTCTTTGCGCGACTTGATGGCGGCGTCTTCCCACTGCCACGGGTCATCAGGGGACGATGCTTCAAACCGGACATCCTTCCGCTGCTTCTCTCGGTTCTCGGACTGAGACTCCTGCGCAAACAGGAATCGGCTGCGAGCCAGCGCCAGAACGTCGTCATCAGTCGTTGCCATGCTTCAACCCATCCAGCCCACTGACGGGCGATTCGTCTGTTTCGGTGGCGGCCTGCTGTCGTTGTTCTTCAACTGATCCGCCACGAGCGCCAAATACCGGAACGAGTCGGCCCCGTGCGAGAACTCATCATGCAGCGGAGAACCAGCTTCTCCAGTCCTTTGCCCGATGTTGCGCCGATACCGTTTCAGGCATTCTATCAATCGGACGGTCTTTTCTTTGTCGAACCATATCCGCTCGAATACCTCGCGCGCCGCTTTGATCCCGCCTTCAACGTCCATATTCGGGATTTGGCTGACCTTCCAGCCTAGCGCCTTCATCATCTCTTCGGCGCTCTTCCCGGTTTTGTAGTCGCGCGAGTAGCCGTCGTGAGGCAACCAAACCTGCCCCCAGTTGTACGGCAGCGCCTTTAGCATGTCGCTGTAGTCGCTCAGTTTCTTGTGGCTGTCTTCGATGTAGTCAATCACCCGCAGCTCGCTGGCCTGGCGCTGGGCGATGATGATCGACATCGAATCATTCCAGCCTAGGTCGAAGATGGCATGCGCCTTCAGCAGCTTGTCAGGCGCGACGCGAGTGATCCGGCCCTCTTCGTCGGCCTTGGCAACTTCGTCAAAGTAAATGGCGCCATCAACAGCCGGCATGCACTTCCCCTCCCATATGTGGCGATACTTTTCCGCCTTCATCGTCTTCTGCGCGTGCAGCCGCTCGGCTTCCAGCACATCAGGGAAAAACGGATTGTCGCTGTAGTTCATCTCGCAGACCCACGCGCCTGGCTGCGGGTTCGCGATGAAGCGCTGATAGGTTTCGTCTGAGTCCAGCTGCGGGTTCAGTGTGATCCAAATCTCGGATCCGTCCTTGCGGATCGTTGGAATCAGCACATCCCAGCTCTTGCCGCTCACTACCTGCGCTTCCTCAACCCACACGACATCACAGCCCTCGAAGCTCTTGATGCTTTCGACCGTGTGCTGCTGTAGGCCACCAAATAGAAAAACCGAGCCGGTGACCATGCAACGGATCTCGGTTTCCAGGATGTCGAAGTCTGCGCCGAACCCTAACGCGCGGATTTGGTCGCCAAGCAGCGCGTGGACTGAGTCCTTGATGCTCTTCTGCACCTCGCGCGTGCAAAGCACCCGCATGCGCTTCTGCCGCGCCATGATGATCAGTGCGCGAGCGACGCCCCAACTCTTGCCACTACCTCTGCCGCCATGCATGATTTTGTAGCGGCACGGCGAGAACAGCGGCTTAAGCTTTGCCGGGAACTGGGCCTTGAGCATCGACGAACTCGATTGTCATCGCCTGCTGAATCGGGCCTCCGCCACTTCCCGACAGCTCAACAGCCTTGTTCTCCCGCCAGTCATGCGGGAATCGTGCGGCCATGCTTCTTGACCACACAGACGCCTGAAACGTGCCAACTCCAGGCGGAACCATGAGATTCACGCGCCCCTGACGCTCCCACCACGCCTGCGAAAGCTGTCTCGCTTGCGTCATGGCTTCCAAAAAATCAGGATGCGCGGACGGCCATTCAGTTTCGAGCGTGTTGCGCGCCACCCCAATATCAGCAGCCATCTCTACGACACTGCAGCCTTCCTTGCCGAGTTCGATCACCCTGTCGCAATACTCCGGCCTGTACTTTGATGGTCTTCCTGCTGGCATAGCTACCCCGGCGATGATTCGCGCGATGATTCATTGTACCTGCAAGCTTCACTCGCCATTTCTTCGCGGATCCGTAGATCAACCGACTGTGTCCACGCCCACGCCTGCAGCTTCTCTTCTGGCGGCATACCGGCCAGGATCTGGCACGCGATGTCAAATCCGGTTGTAATGGCGTCCGCGTGCTTGCCTTTGCGCCAGATGTGCCCTTGGCTCGATAGCTCCACCAGCGAGTCGATTGCATCAAGCATCACGTCGCCCAGGTCGTTCACATCGTCTTTGCCTTCTAGCGTCTTGATCGCCATGGCAATCGCTTCAGCTGCGCCCTGCAGCAGGCTCGGGCAATGCTCCCAGTCGTTGAGCATCTCCATCTCGATCAGGGCGCTTACGCGCGACCCGTTGATGCGCTTCCGGTCGATCGACATGGACACCGGGTTTCCAGACACCAGCTCGCACCTCTGGCGCGGCCGGTACTTCTTCCGTGGTTTCTTGCTCTGTGCCATTCGTTCCCCCAACTGGGTGAGTCACCGCACGCCGTTGGCGTCGGTGATCTTGTGGTTAGCCAGCATGAACGCGAAG